TGGGTTGATGAATTGAGCATCTGCACCATACATTCTATTGAACTCATCACAACCATAATGCTCATTATGGTATGAGATAAAGTAACTAACAATATTGATATTGCTTTCGCGGAAGTTATGAATAATTCGGCGCGTGAAGTCAACACCATTATAAGTATTACTGCATCCAGCTACATTAGTCGGAGCGCCATCTGAGTAGTTAACAAAGATACACTCATCGCCTTTTGCATCAGCTTTGATATATTTCTCAATACTTTTGAAAGACAATCCTTCCGGAGTACATCCAAATGTATCCAAGTAACGGAACATGTTGCGAATCTTACTCATCTTATCCTTTGCAGAATCATATGCATAAAGAGTAACACATCGTTCTTTGTTGCTAATAGTCTCAGTGCCTCGAAGTGAAATTTGCACTCGGATACCGGTCGTCATGGATGCTGCTTGTGCTACTGCTACTGCTGAGGTAATTGCGTTGCGAAACTTATCACCATCCATTGACCCAGATGCATCAATTGAAATGTGAATAAAATAATTCTTGAAGCGATCTGTTACAATGCGATGGAATACATTTGCATTGTTATAACCCAATTGGGAAATCAATCTGCGGTCAATCTTACCAGACTCAAGTCGAGTGCTTTTCAAGCTACGATCTGCATTACGAAGCTGCAGCTTCTTGCCTAATTGCTTGCCTAACACGATACCTCGATCCGTTGCATCTTGAGTTTGTTTAATGGTAGTCGCTCGCCACTTACCTGCTGCAGCGTCTTCAAGATAATTAGACATACCTGATGCATAGTCACCTGCATAAGTTGCAAACAAGCGAGGCATTGCAGCAATAATACCTGTAGTCATTTTGCGAATAACAATAGTATCAATAATGTCTTCGGTGCCGGCGCCTGTAGCTACTTGTACCGTTTCTGTACCCGACTCTTGTATTGCTCTTACTATGCTTGCTTGTGACTTTGATAGGCGGCCTGTCTTTTTAGTGTCACCTTTGATAAACTTGCGCTGAGCTTCAATAGCTTTCTGAAGTTTCTTTTGTTCCGCAGAAGATAGATTTGATCCATTAATACTGCTAACGTTGTCTTTTGAATTTGAATCACTACTAGTATCTTCATTATCGGAGCCTTTACCATCAGCTTCCATACCAGGTGCATCATAGCCTTCTCCTTCGCCTTCTCCTTTAGCATTTTGCAGCTTCATCTCTTCTTTGGCATCATTAACTGCCGATTTAATATGTCTGTAAACTTCGATAGCAACTTTCAATGCATCATCTGTACATGTAAGACGATTGATATTTCGAAGATCAATTTCATTCCAAATATCACGCAATGATTTCAATGCATCTAAATTACGATTAGGATTGGTAAAGTTAATGATGTGAAAGAAATAATCATCCCAAGTCTCTTGAGTCTTTTCTCCTTCGCGAAGAGCTTTGTCAATAATCTTATCATTGAAATACATATCATACATTGCTTCATAATACATACGGTAACCTGGAGCTGTCTTGTAGATATGAAAGTCAATGCGGCGATCTTCAACCCAATTGAGAAGATCTTTAACTAAAACAAAATCTTCATTAGCCATCGTCATATCTGGATCAATACCAGCAAATTGACAGATCTGAGCCATTTTAGTATTAGATAAATGTCCAGCATAATTACCATCAGGTCTTTTGAACATTGCGAAGTCAGTGAGTGCAATATGTGAGCCTTCGTGGAGTGCTAATCCAACTGCGGGGTCAAAATTCTTGCCATCAAGTTTAGTGCCAATAACAACCTTCTCGCCATCTGTGTAGCTGTCATCACTACTTTGAAATACTACTGGAATTGGTTTGCCTGTAACAATATTCACAAAGTTACCAATTGCTCTTTGCGCGGCGGCTAACTTAGTATAGTCAATGCCCGTTTCTGATTTGAACTCAGTGTCAAAATCATCATTCAACCAAAAGCTAGATGCTTGAGTGCTTTTATATTTGCCGCTTATTATTTTATTGATAATACTCATAACTCTTATTTTCTATATAATAAGAAATAAAATTCATAATTCCAACCATCTACAGTAAAAAAAGGGCGACATTTCTGCCACCCTCTTTCGAGCTATGAAAATTTAGAAAGGAGTTGACTCGTCTGTCTCTACCTCTCCGGTATTAAAGATATCATTCATCTCAGTAGCCATATGCTTCTGAACGATTTGCTTAACAAATGTCCTTTCGGAATCTGTACCACCTGATGCATCAAAGAAAGGGAGAATTGCAACTTCTGCTGCTTCTGTAAGCGAAAAGCCATCTGCTAACAATTCACACAATCTAACTGTCATACGAGTTGATACCATTGTGGTAAGTTTACCATCTTCTGATCTCCACTCTTTTCGCGTAGCATCTGCAATATCAGCTACTGAATGAATAAGAGCTGCAGATACATCTCCTTTAAAGCGACGTGTCAATAAATCTTCTTCTTGAGACAAAGAAAGAATATCAACTTCAATGATTTCAAAACGATCCATCAATGCTCGGTCCAATACTCGTGTCGATGTATACTCGGTACCAATGTTTGCTGTAGCAATAAAGGATACTCCTTGAGCAACATAAATAGTTGGTGCATTAATATCTTCATCGAGTCGAAGGTAACGCTGACCCTCATCTAACACTGTCATCAAAATATTCCATGCTTCTGGGTGTGCTCGAGACAACTCATCTAACAGAATGACTGCATTCTCGGTTTGTATTGCTTTCACAAAGGCTGACTCATCAAATGTGGTTTGCCCATCTTTGAAGTGAGTGTTACCAATAAGAGTTGCTCTAGGATCTTGAGTTGCACCCAAGTTAAAATAAAAGAATGGACGATTGGTTGCTTTAGGAAGATCCTTTGCGGCTTGAGTTTTACCACAACCTGCAGGTCCGACCATCATGATATTTTTACCACGCACTGCTGAACGGACTAAGTATTTCCATTTAACATCAGACATTTCTAATGTTGAAGGTTTAATCTTATGAGCATTCTGAATGAGTTGCATTACTGGGTCAAGTTCTTTTTTCGCCATGGGTTCTGTTTGTGGTTTAGGGGCATCTTCTAATTCAATGCCTTGCTTACTCATTCGCTTAGCACGACCCGTAGATTCATCAAATAAAAGGATTTCATCATTGTTGAATGCGTGCTGAATCATGATAGGACGAAACATTTCCGTGATATCATTATTAGTACCAAATTCAATGATTACTGGTTTGCCATTTATTAAGGTAGGCACACCTATTTTTTTGTTTTTCATAACTCTTTATTTTCTATATTATATGAAATAAGAGTTAAGAATCCAACCTTTCATCGGATTTTTTATGTTTTTTCTTGCGATCGTAAGATTTTTTATTCTTATGCACCACAGGTCGTGTTGCCTGCCAAATTTCCTGCATAGTTATTTCAATCTTTTCCATGATGTTAATATATGAAAAAGGATACAAAGATCCAAATTACCACTTACGGCAAGACCAATATCTTGCAGATGTTCTGTCTTTGGCAGTATGACAACGATGTCTTGCTCTAAATGAACGTCTACGTGCTGGATCGCTTTTACGTATTCTCATATTAGGGTCTCCGAAGTTAACCTTTACAACGTTGCCTTTGGCATTTTTAACGTAGACTTTGAATTTCTTAACATCGCCGCGCATTGGTTTACCTAATTTAACTTTGCGGCCTTGATATTCTGCTTCTGTAATTACATCAAATTTGCCTGCCTTGATGTCTTCCATCATTGCAATTGCACATTCCGTGCAAATTGACATTTCTTCCATAATTTCCTTTTCTATTTCTTCATTCTTAGATTTCTTACCCCAATTCTTTGCACCTTTTTTACGACACGCTGAAAGTGCTAATGAGCCATATGCTGAAGGCCACGTTCCGCCATTGCGAGTATATCGAGCTTTTACTTTGTAGTAACACGCATCTCGTTTTGCTTTTTTTTCTTCTTCAATCGCACTTTCCGCTTTTGGAGTTCGTTTACCCATTCCAACTTTACGTTTTTGAGCAACTAATGATTCTTTTTCTTTTTTATCAAATGAGCTCCATGTTTTCGGAGTGTCTTTAGAAACTTTTTTGCTAGGTCGACATTTCTTTACGCCCTTGGTTTTGTCATTACCACAAGGTCTGCCATGTTGATCTACCCATTTTTCTTTGACCCAGCGCCGTAAGTCTTCATTCATTAAGTTTTGCAGTTTAATCATCATATCTCCTGACGAATTCCTAGTTGCGGTATTCGTTTTTTCCAGACTGATAATATTTTTAATTTATCTTCTGGTGTAATTGAATTGTTGTTTACCCATACATCTAAATAATCATTGATAACTTTAGAAAATGGTGTTCTTGTTTTCTTAGCTCTTAAATACAAGCCTTGTAAATTTGCATCAACTTCTTTAGGCAGCATAAAATAACGTACTGGAGGTAATGCACCAGCTTCTATTTTCTTTCGAACTGCTTGGTCTGACGGAATATATTTACTGTCAATGGTATTCCAACCTGATTGAGTTACATGCTCAATTTCATGACGCAATGTATCGCGCAAATCCATTGCAACCTCTGATAATACTTTTGGATACTCTGTTGGGTCTAGTTGAAAACGAATTTCAATGAGTGGCATTTCGTTTGAATGACGTTGTGTGTTATTATAAGCATCTCCTCCTACAAACAAATCATTTAAACCTTCTACCCATTGTACTTTTAATTCTAAATAAAACTCAACAGGAATATCTGTGTTTTCTACTTCTTCAAAGTATATGTTATCAAATTTTGCCGGATCTTCTATATTAGGTACTTCTTCGCCTTGTTTAAAATAAATCTTTTCTCCAGCAAAGAAACCATCTGGGTCATCCTTTGCTGCAAAACTATCTTTAATTACTTGTAGCAATGTTTTTGACAGTTTTGTAACTAAACCATCATAACGACCTTCTACAATTAATTTTTTTAATGATATCATATTAATAAATATCACTCAAGCAAATTGTAATTCCAATATTTTTCTTTTTCTTGATTAAATGGATTACCTGTTTGTTGATAATAACAATTAAGACAAAGCAATTGCAAATTTTCTAATTGATGATTTGTTTCATCGCCATCAATATGATCTAATAGCACTGGCACTGTATCATCAGTTATCCTACGTTCATCATAACCGCAAGAAGAACATTCTTCTTTAAATACTCCTAATGCTAATAATCTGTTACGTAATTTCCAGGAAGGATAGTTAGGATGTTTACCTGATAATATGTTATCAATTGAGTAGATACCTTTAGATGCTTTTTGAACATCTTTAGGAATACCTACTCCAAATTGATTTTTGTGTAACTCATACAACGTTTTACCTGTGTCTCGGTCTGTATATAATCGAGCATATTTTTTATAAGTAGTAAATGATACTTTAAGAAAGCGAGCTGCCTCTGCATTGGATTTTGTATTTTCCATTGCATAACGAATTTCACTTTCAGGTATATCTAAAGCTGTTTTACCTATACCATATACATACTTATATTGTTTGTCTTCCATTAATATACACCATGTTTACGAAGAATTGCTACAGCATCCTTAGGCATTGTTTTTGTATCATACATTTCTTGCAACAATGGTTTTAATTTCATTGTTTGATCTGTAAAGAATGATGGATGTACTTTTGTTTGTTTTTGAACTTCTATAATCCAAAACGAATATACTGGATAAGCATCATCAAATCTATCTGCATCCGTACGATTTTCCCAATATTCAATTTGATCTTTCAAAGGCCACATATGTAGCGGCACATTGGGATCTTTGCGACGAGCTGATTTTTGTACTTGATGCTTTTCACGATTCATATTTCTTGATATGAACTTGTCCATGATGTTAATTGAACGATCTTTTGGCGATTCGCCAGTGTGTGCAGATTTTCTACCCATTTGTTTTGATTTTATTTGTTAGTATAACTATTTTACGCCATGCATCTTCTGCTGCATAGATATATTTTTTGAAATTTATTATATCTCTCAATTCACGTGCTGCATCTGCTCGTTTCATGTGCCTATGGTATGCTGCGTGGAGAAATCCTATTCGAATTTTTATAATTATTTTTCGCATTTTTTTACTGTAACTTTTAAACCTTCTCTATTCAATAAACGTGCTACATCTTCACATTCGTCAGATTTATCTTCAAATATAGCACATTGCTTTGCTTCATGAACTAATACGGCACATTGTACTGCTTGAAGATAATTATATCCACATACATCCATTATGCTATCAATAACATGATCAAATGTATTATGATTGTCATCATGTAATATAACTTTATACATTCCCCGTTTCTTTTTCAAGCTCATTTGCAACATCCCTAATTATTACACATTGTTCATACATTTCTCGTTGTTCTGCATATTCTAAACAATGTTTTAAAAAACTTTTTCTGCGGGATATATCCCAATCAGGTGGCCATTGCCAATCATTTGTAGACATTTGATCAATTGATCTTACGAATAATCTTTCTATGAAATTCTGATCGAACATAACTTATAATATTAAAATTCAAACAAATATCCAAATTTAAATGTAATTAGAAATTTTTATCAATTGATACTGCATCGAAACGTACCCAGCCATGATCGTGTAATAAACTAATATTTTTTGGCAATTCAACATAATACCACGTCATTAACTGACTGTCAGTTTTTTTACGTTTTGCTACCCCTACTGGGTTAGGCCATTCAATTTCGGCAATGATATTATTTACTATCCCGTTGTTGATAATAGGTTCATTTCTTACATTTGCATATCCATTTTTCTTTCTAGGATACAATGTTTTGCCTATAGTTACAAATCGTTCGCCATGATCAGTAGTTCCTGCAGATTTTTTTGTATCAAGTTCTTTTGCATATCGATTAAATGCATCTGCATTAGATTTCATTCGTTTAACAACACCTCGGAGATTACCCGGATTAATATAGTTAGGGTGATTTAAATACTCTTTTGAAACTTTATCCCATTCGCCTCGATTAATTAATTTAATCGTTGCCGGGCCTAGGTCTCCTCGATATGATGCATTCATGATTGCCATTTGCACATATTTAGGATATGAATCATATTTAGGAATTCTTCTTTTAACATCAGATTCAATTTTTTGAATTCCTTTTGTTAACAACATTTCTGCTTGTTTTTCAGAAATTTTCATTCCAGGTTTAAGAGTTGGAAATATTGATTTCGTAGTACCATACCCAATTGTGACTACTCCTTGAACCTGTTTAGATGATTTTACTGGTCGCATCGTTGCGTCATCATAAGTTACATGAAGACCACTATTGTCAGTTACTTTGCCTTCCCATTCTTTAACTTTTTCGCGAAATTCCGGATCAACTGCTAAAGATTCTGATAATAAATGTTTTAAGCGGATCATTATTTGCCTTTTTGATCTCGAATAATCAATTCACCTAATACTTCTAAACGGCCTACTTCGCGTTGAAATTCAATTGCAGTCATATCTAATGAAATCTTTTTAAGAGTTTCAGCAAATTCTTTTTTTGCAGAATCAACTTCAAATTTTCCTGCTGTAGCGCGACGATAATATGCGGCTTTCACTTTGAAATGGTGCCAAGTTAGTAATGCTAAGCCACCCTTTTCTTCAGCATTCGACGCTATCTTGGCAGCGCCCTTACCGCGCGTTTCTGCAAATTCTTCAAACTTATCGTTAGTTTGTTTAGATTCAAAAAGTAAATTTAATAGTTTCATATTAATAAATATCAATTTGTTGTATTATCATAGAACATTCTATCGGAATCTTCTGTATGCCATTTTTCTTTATCTTCTGAATTATAAAATTCATTGCAAACGAGATAATCTGGTTTAGTTGGGAATGGTTTTGTTATAAATGAAGGTTCAGACCATTTTATACGATTGTTAGGTTGTAATGCAATTTGACCATTATCCATCAGTATAATATGATGTGATTTATGTTCTATAGGATCTTCAGCTAATGATATATCAGTATTAATGTCGTTCGACCCCCAATTGATAGTACCAAAATACTTTCCAGAATACCATTCCCGGTTTTTCATATATATTTCAACTGGCGCATCTTTTATAAAATTAAGTTGCAGTAAAGTAAAATTATATGAAAAACAATTCCAAATTTGTAAATAATGAAATGGTAAATCCGGTGTTGGTGTATTGGGTTTTGTCAAAAGTGCGTGGCTTGGTAATTTGTCTCGCATTACGCCATTATTTAATAATACTTGAAATAATGCTACTTGCCCAGGCATACATCTTACTGAAATTATAATTCCTTCTGTAAAATTCCCTTGTCCTTTTTTGTGTTGATACATATACTCATCCCGTACATAAACTTTTAACGGAAAGAAATTATGTTCTATATATGCCATATAACTTATTTTTTGTGTTTTGATATTTCAATTGCTGCAAGTTGTTTCAATGCAGCTTTTTTTGTAGGATGTGTTCCTAATATGCGATCACCCTTTGATGGCTTAACAACCCATTTGCCATCTCGTTGTTCAATACGTTCTGGCATTAGTTGTTTTAAATGATTACCAAAATCAGCAGGAACAAATTGAGGTTGTTGCATATTGTATGAATCCATGTTTGAATCATGCTGCATTTCATTCATTAAGAAATCTCCAACCTCTTGTATGTCATCTTTTGAAGTAGCAACGTGATCTGCTGCCCAATCATGGCCATCACTTAGTATTTCTTGTATTTGATTTGGATCTAATTGCAACAATGCATCTACATATTTTTTAATTGTCTTTAGATTGCCGAAGAACATGTAATTGCCATCTTTATCATTGCAACTACACATATCATTACATTCGCATATTTTCTTTTTCATAGTTTCCTTATATTTCATTACCAATGAATTCATATGCTGCAGCGCCAATATTGATAACCAATTGAATTTGTCCAGCGCCATACCCGGTATTAAAATATATTGCACCATCGCCAGGCGCTGCCGTTTGCCCTATTTTTTGTGCTAAAGATGCTGTAGTTGCAAATGATGCACTAGTAGCAGTACCTACTAACGAACCACTAAAAGACCCAGTTGCTACAATTGTGTCTGTACTTACTCCGCTTAATGCATCAATTGCTCTAGTAATGTGTTCAGCTTGAATTGTAGCACCACCCGTAATACCCGTTTTATTTATTATTGCCATCTAGATTCCTTTTTTTATAAATAGGCCAATTCTTTGATTTTTCATTTAACCATTCTTGGCGATCATCGCACCCGCAATCTTCATTTAGTATCTGAGCAATTTGTTTTGCTAACTTGTCTAAACCAGTTGCTGATGTTATTTTTTTAATATCATCGCCTAAACCTTTACTTGACATAACGTGCTCCATTTTTAATTTTATTTGCTAACTGAATCATCATTGTTTGCCATTGAGGTGTCCTAGGAATTTCAAACACCATGGTGCCTGGATATGTATATGTTTGCTCGGGGTGCATTAATTGCATATGTCCCGTGTCATCAATTCCTAAAACCTGATGCGGTACATTTTTCATGGTAATGTTATTACTGGGAATCATTGTGCACTTACCAGGATGTTTCCATTGACCCATTGCATCTTGTACTGCGTTAGTATGTTTCATTACATGTTGCCAGCCGCTATCATCCATTACATGATGTTTAGTTACATGTTTTGCTAGCATATCAATTATATCTACTGCGTGTCCTGCATTTTCTATTGTAAGTTGTGTCATTGTAAATCTTTGAGCCAACTCTTTTAAACGGTCTAAATAACCTTTATTACGTAGATATTTATATGCTAAATTTTCAATTGAATATTCGCCAGATGAATCTAACCCCGTCTGACGTAGATCGCGTAAGCGTTGTTGTATGTCTTGTATTTTATCTTCTAATTCATAATCTTCTATATTCAATTTATCAATTTCATACACATATGGCTGTGCTTTTTTCTTGATAGCATCGTCATCAATTGAAATAATATCTGGTTTTGGTTTTTGTATCCATTGTTTATGCATCAATGAATATATACCTACCGATGAATGAAGATTTTCATTTAAATCTTGTGCATACAATTCAATATGCATACCCTTTAATTTTAAAGGATATTTTGAATTCCAAATACTTTTTTTAGCTTGTAGATACTTTTGTACTAAGTATAAATTGTCACCAATTTCTAAATAATTTATAATAATATGTATATCAATATCACTATGCTCTGTCCAATTATAATTAGCATTGCTGCCAACTAACACAATATCCAATATTGGCGTTTGCTCAATATCTAGAAAATCATAAAATGCTGATGCAATTTTTATGAAGCCTTCACATAATTTTGGACGTAATTCATCTCCTATCCAAAGCTTTGGATTAAGTGTGTTGTTTGATTGATATTCGTTTAACATTAGTCAATATCCAATTGTCGTTTTAATTCCATTATATCAGCGTCTGAATATCCTTTTTGCTTTAAAGCATTAAGTCGATCTGTGGTTGTGCCTGATGCTGATTTGAAATCATCTTTGATTTGAACTAAATCATCTGAAACTGTTATGACTGTTCCGCCGGGAATACTTTTTTCTGCATCTTCTGAGCTAGTACCAAAATCAGTTAATCCTACCGTATCTGTTATTGCAGTACCTACGCCAGCCACGCCGGCTATTGTTGGCAGAGCATCTTCATTCTGTTTAACTAATTCCATTACACTTAAATACAATGCAGAAACTACGACGCCATTTGCATCATCTTTTGGATCTAACCCAATTTTCTCAGCTAAATCTTCAATTTCATTTGCAACAACATCTAAGCTTTTAGGATTTGATAAACGATACGTATCAAGTTTAGTTAATGAAGCAATCATATCATCTTTATTTGCAGAAAAAACTGCACCTGGTTTAAATATATTCCCTGCTTGTTGAAAATAATTAGAAGCCATTTTTACATAATATGGATTTTCTACCGACATTGATAATTTTGCAATGTTGTTTGAAACTTGTTTCCATTTTAATGCATCTGTCTTTTTAAGATTATCAAACCAATCGTCAATATCTTTAGTTCGTTTACTCCAAAGCCATGGCGGAATTCCAATATCTCCAACGGATTGTGCAGCACTTGGCCTTTTTAGTTGTTTAAATAACGATGTTGTTAATAATGTACTGTTTTCTACTTGTTTAACAAATCTAACATCCATTGCTTTTCTAAGTTGCATCAATTCTTTTTTATTGAAACCAAATTTCTTAACTATGTTTCTAGCTATACCAAAACCACCAAATGTTATTAAATTTATTCCAGTTGATGCAATTTTGCCAGTAGTTTTTCCAATTGCAGCTACACCCTTTTTTATTAGCGTTCCGCCTGGGAGTTTGAATGATTTTCTTACTGGTACAGATGTTGTATTTTTAACCAAGCCAGCTAAATCATCAATTTGTCGATATACACTGCGTAATGTTGCCGGATCCATTTTTAAAGCTTGCTCTAATTTTGCAATACTCGATTTACCTGATACTAACATTTTAGCAACATAATCACCATGATCAGCTAATTTAGATAATTGAACTCTACTAAGTTTTCCGCTTTCTAATGCAACTCTATAAAAATCAGCCATAGCAGTTACATTTCCTGCTTGAGCTTGTTTTAATATTTTACGAAATGCCATGGCGCCGCCAATTGACTGAATTGCTCCTTTAAATCCTAATTTTAATCCAGATCCTACTATCGGAACTATTGCTATCAACGACAAGTAACCTTCAAGCTGTTTGCCGCGGGCAAAATATATAGCTGCATTGATTGCATCAAGTATATCACCATATCCGGGTATGAATCCTACCCAATCCAATATTGTTTGAAAAATGTCTAAAGCTCGCGTGTTATCAATTTCTTGTTTTTCTTTGGAGCGTATTGATAATGCATCATTATCTATTTTTATGAGTTTACGAAGTTCTAGAGCTTTGTTGTTAACAGATAAAGTACTTGTTTGTTTGTTATAAACCCACGGAACTATTTTTTTTGTAGAAACGATCTCGGCATTTCCATCAGACTGAATATATATAGTACCTAGTTCGGGGTCTTGATATTCTGCAACTTCTTTACCATTATTGGTAAACAAGAATAAATTATTTGAAGATAATAAATCTTTTACATCTGACCAATTCATAGCCGCTTCTACAATTGGTTGTTTAACCTCTTCAAGAACTTCTAAAATAATGTTATTAAGTCGTTTAACGTTCATAGTACTTCTTTATTAATAAATATACTTACTTCCAAAAGAGCTGTACTAAAATAAGAGAAAATGCTAATACCAACGATATTGCAGTTTTTACATTGATTGCTTCTTCTCGAAACAAATAAGTCATAACCGTAAAAATGAATATGCCAGCAGTAAATGACATAAATCTACCGGGCCAGAATAAATTACCAAAGCCTATTACTGAGAAACGAGTTGCTTCCATGAACAGCCATGTAATAGGAATACCTAATACCATTAGTAGATATCGATAATCCTTAGCCCATGTCCAAATCAAAGGTCCATTAACTTGTACCCATACTATGATTTGTCCGAATAAAAATAAGAAAAATGAAAGGGCAATATGTTTATAGTTCATACTAAATAATAAGGAATAATTAAACGTATTCCAAATTATTTACGATTGCCTTTGTGAAGGTCTATTTTATCTAGAATTGCATTCAATGCATTCATATCAATGAATCCTGCCATTGATGCATTTTTAAGAGCACTTATTAATTGAAAAATCATAAAAGGGACTAGAATAGTCTCACTCAACCAACTAGTCCCTTTAAATCCTTGTTCTACCATTAACAACACTGTTAAAAGAATAATCCACGTTACTAATGTTTTCAAAACTTTAAGTGCTTTATAAGTTTGAAACCCTTCGCGCTTAGTTCCGGCAATTACACCAAAGAAGCCATCTGCCATTACTACTCCAACCAATGCCAAGTATTGATCTGAATTTGACATTGCCAAGTTGAAAAAGTAAGAGCATATGAATGCCATAATTGTTCCTATTGAATATATTCCTGCAGCTGTTAATGTAGTTGTTTTCATTATTTAATATCCGCTGATTCGATTAACGTATATGTGAATGATTTACCATGAATTGCTGCAGCTTTGCGACAAATAGCCATGAATGATTCAAAATCAGCCGCTTTTTTAAAAACTTGACAACCTTCTGACCAATTCTCTACATATGTTGAATCAGCTCCAGCTTTGTGAATATTAATTCCAAATACTCCTTCAGCTATTTTATTCTCATCGTAAGTTAAATCGCGATTTGGATCACGATAAACCTTAACCGGCTTTTGTTGCTTTAACGCTTCATATTTACCTTGATGTAAACCCAAAGTGTGAGATCCTCTATACTGACCTTCAACTAATCGAGCAACACCCGCTGCGTTATGATATTGTTGAACACCCTTCTTACCTGGATCAGTTGTACAAACCCATTGTTGGAATTTCCACTCACCACCCTCTTTATAAGAGATAGTAATGCAATCATCAAACGCATTAGTAACTTTTTGACCAGTATCAGAATTTCTAACTCCGACAATGTTAACATCGAAATCTTTTGCTCCTTCAAACCAAGCATATCCTTTGGCTTTTACTGCAGCTTCAATTTGTTCTCTTGTATAACAACTCATACTAATTTCCTCAATATTATTTCACGTATTCGTAATATTTTTTAGTTTTTGCATTTCTATCTTCTAAACCATGAGTGCCACCATTGATACGCTTTGTTAAAGCTAAAATGGCAGCATCATTCACACCTTGATCACAAATGCTCCAAAGTTTATTTCTATCAAAGAAAAACATTGCAGATTCAAATGCATAAGTAGTTGCTACTAGATCTGGGGTGTCTAATATCTCTGGTTTCTTAAGATATTCTGCAAATGCTTG